GGCAATTTACGACCTGTCTCAGCCTTAAGAATTTTCATCTCCAAAGCTTTAATCGGTTTTTTCAATTGAATAGGTGGTCTACGCCATTTTGGAGTTTCAGCTTTATGAATAAGTTTCTCAGCCTGCTTCACAGTCTCCTTAACTTTTTGAACAGTTTTGGCTTTGGTTTTAGCAGTTTTTGTACGTTGTACTCTCTCCCATTTACCTTGTTTAGGATTCCAACGAAGTCCTGAGGTGTATTTCTTTCCTGGTCCAGCTTTTGGAGCAGATATAGGTTTCGGGGCCAAAGGGCCATTTGAATTTCTAGATTTAATCGGCATAGTGTGAATTTGAGATTGTGGGGTAAGATGGGTTTTTAATTTAAAACCTGCACTCACGAAAGCAGACAACGCACCTTTGACCTTCTTCAAATCATGAATTAATTCTTCATCACACTCCATTTCGGATTTGTCAGTGTAACAATTATCATGTTTGGCAAAAGTTTCATCAAGTGCATCAATAGGAACAAGTGATGTATCCAACTTGTCTTCTCCTTCCTGTCCATTAGTATACTTTTGGCCACCATAGTGACCATAACGAAAGGAGTTTCCAATAAATTCTGATATTTTCTTCATCTTTAAGAATTGAGAGTCTTGCGACCCAATAAAATAATTTAAGGGAAATACGTTGTCCGTACTGGCCTTAAAAGCGGCACAATGAATTACGACGCCAGCCGCTTCTATACTTTTAGGCCAAAACATTTGAATGCATTCTTCCAAACTAGTTATTGGGGTGTGCATCAAATTTGACTCCTCTGGTGTTAATTTTATCCAAGGATTTTGCAAAGCATACAACCTAACACCAAGTTGTAATCTATCAATTTTATTAAAAAGTTTCTTGTTCCAAACAGCATAAACTTTAATCTGTGAAACTTTCTGGTAATATAAAACAATATTATTCCAATCACCCATCCTTTTAAAATAATGTAGATTTTTAGCAAGTCTTTCTTCATCCAAGGAAAAGACATAATAATCTTCCAACATAGGGTTTGCAAGAAGAATCGGTTTTTTAGATAAATAAACAAAATCCTTTAAATCTTTAATCATTTGACCAGTAACAATAAAATTAAGTGATAACATAGCTTGTTCATAAACAGAAAAAGACCAATCAAGCTCAGTAGTAAAAACTTTGTCATCGCCATGGTTTAATTCAATAACCCAAAGACGGAATTCAGAAACTTGTATCTTTTTATCAACATCATAGGGGTTAACAGGTTCAACAGTAACAATAAACCAAACCCAACAATAATGAGTTGTGTAAACCAAAATAATTGTATTAAAAACAAGTGTTAAGAAAATACCACTACGAACACCACCAGAAACAGAAATTGCATAACCCCATTCTACAATAACAATAACAGTACCATATATACATTCAATAATGATGTAAATCTCAAAATGCCATTTAATATAAAATGGTAAAACAGTAAAAATCTCAGAGGCTTCATGAGCAATATCAACAGTAACTGCACCATCATATTTAGAAATATCCATACGACGTGGATTTGGTTTTGATAATAAATAATGTAACCAATTATTCCAGCCACCATAAAACTCAGAGCAACCAACAGTACTTTTCTTCAAATGAAAAGGTAACTTATTAAAAATCTCATGAAAAGAACTAAATAAACACCACAACAACATAAAATTTGCCAATTCTGCACACATATATGAACGAAGTTTTTCTTTGACAACAAATTTTTCATGATTTAAAAACTCCTCCTTATTTTGACCTGTATAAATACGAGGTAATTGAATAAAAGAAAAACTTTTCTTCTCAAAATACTCAATATAAAGAGAAATAAACCATGCTTCATGTTGAACAAGGGCTTCCCATTTAGTCTGATTAAAACCAGGACCTGCAGAACGAGAACCATTAGCAGCAATTTTAAGATGATCTTTAAATTCTTGATAAGTCTTAATACGACAATATTTAAAAAAAGGAATCAAACGATCAACATAATCTGTTTTAAATAAAACTTTAGCA